CGCGCTGGCCCCGTTGGCCTGCTGGGCGGCGGCGTTGGCCTTGCCGGTCGCGTCAGTGGCCTGGGCGAGCGCGTTCGCCGCGTTGGTGGATGCCTCACGGGCCGCCGCCGCTGTGGTGTCTGCAACATTGGCTGCGCTGGTCGCCTTCTCCAGCGCCCTGGAACTCTCGCCCTTGGCGTTGGAGGCGACGGCGAGCGCGGACTGCGCACTCTCCTTGGCAACATTGGTGTTCTCGGCGGCGTCGTTGGCGGCGGTGAGGGCCGATGTGGCGTCCCGGGACGCGGTACGCGCCTGGGTGAGTGCGGAGCCAAGGTTCTCGTCGATCTTGTTCATGGCACCGTTCAGGTCGCCGAGAACGCTGAAGTGGTCGGATGCCACATAGAGGGGCAACTGGAAGTTGTTCGTCTTGTTGGTGGCGGGCATTAGTTTACTCTCCTGTTCTGAAGGTCCTGCATGGAAAGAGATTCGATCTGTTGGGCTGTATGAGAAATGATGCCTGTTCCGGTGGACACGTACTCCATGAGGCTGAGGATGGCATCCTGAGGCGAGCAGTACTTGCCCGTGACCGGTGAGAACATCCACGTGCCGAAGTGTGTGAGGAAGTTCTTGCCCTCAGTCTCCAGTTCACTGATGCTCACCGGCCAGTTGTCGATGTCCCCGGCAGTGCATCCCATGCGGGACAGGTCGTCGGCGAGAAGGCCGTGAACCGTGTACCGGTTGTGGAGGTCCGAGATGAGTTCGCTCAGTTCGCAGGTCTCACCGGTCAACCAATTGAAGACCTTGAACTTATCATCTTTGAACTGCCTCTTGGTCCACTGGGTCAGTGTCTCCTGGAAGCGTTTGAATTCCTCATCGTACTTGCGCACCGACTCAGCGATCTGCTCCCGCAACTGTTCGGGCAGCGCATGGTACTGTTCAAGTTCTTTGCGGACGTCGCCGAGAAGGCGCGTGACGCGCATATTGTAGTCGGCCGCCAAATTCTCCAGGTTATTGGAGAGGTTATCGCGCAAACCGTTGTTGACCCACTTACGAAGTTCCTCCAAAATCTGGAGGTACGTATACCCGTCACGATATGTGAACGGAACTGTATTAGTGAGCCTATAATCGGGCGGTACAAGAAGATAATCACCATCTTTGATGATATCATTCGGGTTGTAGGGTTCAGTACCAGAGCCCATAGGTGGACCTCCTTCCTGTGAGAGAGTCATTACTGCTTCTCACGCTCATGAACAATTCCTGCAACTCCGTGATCACCATCATGTCAACGTTTGTAAAAGTCTCTCGCCACGCCGCGATCAACTGAGGCGCATGACCAGTATAACCCCACGAACGCGACTCCTGAGACCCGCGCTGCGACGACTCGCCCGAATGGGACGAGTCGCCCGACGTCGAGCCTCGCACGTCATTCGTCCCATCGGAGTTGCTCACATTGTCATTGGCGGCAGTTGCGTAGTCGCCGTCGCCCGACAACCTGACCTGCGGCGTCTCAGACTGCACGGTTCTCGCACTGGCTTTCGTCGCCGACACGGTGTTCGTCGTCTGCTTGGCAGTCTGACTCTGCTTCCCGGTGGAGCGCCCGCTGGACTCCTGGTCCCCCTTGGAGTGCATGTCCTGGGTGAGGAGAGGGTTGATATTGACGAGTTCAGCCTCGTACCACTTATTGTAGTAGGGCATGATCTCGTTCATTTTTGTGCGGAGTTGCCGCACGAACATATCAACCGACTCCAAGCCGATCTCATTATAGTAGTAGTGATCGATGATCTTCTGGTTCAGAAAATCCCTGTACTGCTCATCGAAAATTGGATACGATTCCAGGCCGATATTCTCAACACCCTGCCGTGCGATCACCTCACGCAGTTCTATCGTGTAGTCAGCCATTCCTGTGCATCTCCTCCAAGTCCGTGCTCCCCAAACCCGGATTCTGGTCCGCGAGTCCACCGGCGACGGCGCCCAGGGCCGCGTTCTCCGCTGTCGTCATCTCATCCAAGTTCCACTCGCACATGACCTCCAACCCATACATCTTGTTAATCCGCTCACACGCCCGCTGCCGCTCGTTCAGCGCAACGGCACGCATGGCAAGTACCTGCCCGGACGCCCCGGAGGCCTCTTCGACAACCATGCGCTCGCGCTTCTCGGAGTTCACGTTCATGATGCCCAGCAGCGTGAGCGTCTCATTCCATGTGCGAACCTTGGCATCCATGACGTCCTTGATCTGATTCGGCTTGTAACCGATATCGAACAAAGAAATTTTCTCGGCCATGGACTCAGCGCTCAGGGCCTCGGTGCCGAAAATAACCGGCTGACCCTCGACAACCTTATTGAAGGCCTGCACCATCGAATTGTACTCATTATTATTGACGGCGAACACGAATGGGTGGCGCGCCGACAACATATTGATCTCAAGCGTCCTGTCCAATGCGGCGAGGCGCTGGGAATACATACTGATAATATCCCAATCCGGGATGCGGGTCTGATTGGCCCAAATCGGCACGCACTCATTGCCGGACAGTTGTCGAGAGAAAACCTGGTTCCCGTACACCGTGTAGCCGGTGGGGTTGTCGTACATGTTGACCTCACCGAGCCCGGTGGCCCGCAGGGTCATGAACCTCTGGAATTCTTCGTCGAAATAGAATACAGTAAGGGCGTCGCGCATGAGCGTCATCTCCAGGAAACGCAGATCCACGGTGTCCGGCATGCCGATCCATTTGAATCTGTTCGAGGTCATCTCAATGAGAATACGCTCATACATCGCGATCAACTGCGTCTCGCGAGTCTGAACCGGATTCAGTTTATAACCGGCGCCCTGCCCCTCATTGAAGGGACGGTATATTTTGCTGGCCACCCAGTCTTTCTGCTTGTTGATGTCAGGTGAAGTCAAGGTGAATCCCCTTCAACGGCTCGTTGTCTCCAATAAGTGCACTGCCGATGGTGAAAGTTTTGTGCCATACGGTCACACCCTTCTCAAATATACCACGAATGCTCTGCTTGAACCCTTCGGGGCACGTCGCAGAGCGAATATAGGTTTCCTTCATCTGCCAGTACGTGAAATTCTCCATGCACCGGAAGTTCTTCGGCGGCCGGTTGAAGACGTTCATGGCGTACCCGTAGCGGAGCCAGAACTCTCCGATCCTCACCATCGTCCCCACGTCGATGAGTTTCTGCCGTAGGACAATCTGCCACCCTTCCGCCGACAGCATAAAGGCATCCCCGCCGGTCTGTCCTGACGTTGTCGGAGCAATCACGTCGCTGTCCTGAATTTTCGCGTTGATGCCGGCGATGGCGTTGGCGTAGTCCCCGTTCGCAGCGAATTTGGCCATCTGCAAATTCGAGTCCGCAAAGTACCTGCCATAAGAATTCTTCAGGTTCGTCATAGCGGACGCTTGCTCGGCCCGCATGCGATTATTCTCCAGGGCGGTCCCATACTCGTTACCCATATTATACCCTTGGGTGAGCGCATTAATAGCCCCACCGAGAATGTTCCCACCCAAGGCACTCGCCACACCTGAGCCAATAGCATTGACGCCCGACCGCATGAACTGCTGGTTCGCATTGTACTGCGCCATCTGCGTATTATAGGCGTTTCCAAGGTTCGTCATGTCGGTGCCCTGCTGCATGGACGCCTGGGCCTGCGCGAACTGGGTGGACGCGCCGCGCAAGGCTTTTTGCTGGCCCCACTCGGCGGACTGCCGCTGGTAGGCGATCTGGTGCGCGTTGGACGCGGTGTACATGAGGTACGAATTGTTAGTGAGCGTAAAGGTGGGGAAGTTCGCGAACCCTGTCATCACGTCGAAATGCTCGGAGCGCCCATTCCAGTAATCCGTAACACCGAACGAGGAGGCGTTCAGGTTGTTCACAGTGAACATGATCCTGGGGTTCGGTGGCACGATATGCGCCCACTGGGTCACGTTGAACTTCCAATCCACGATCGCCTCGGGGCGGATCATGAGCGGAGTTCCGGTGAACGTGGTCAACTCGAACCACATATACGGGGCGGTATAAAACTTCCACAAGTGCTTGTAGCGGTCCGGAATGTGCGTGTCGGTCCTGAACGGGGCCGCTAGTTCGATCGTCTTGTTGTTCTGAAACGCGTCGCCGAAACCTTTTTTGGCGACGAATACGTCCGCGTTCACGGCGCTTTTACCATCGTGTGGGACGTCGGGAAGTTTGGTCTTGCGCCCATCAAGTTTATCCCAGTCTATAACGCCATTGGGGATGGCG